TTAATGCCTTCAAGCTCTACTCTCTTCTGTTCATCTGTTACATCATGACCAGAAAGTTTGACCAAAGCTAGTATCATCTCTTCAATCAAGTGACCATAAAGAAACTTGATTAAAGTGTGAGCTCTTAACCTCTCACCTTTGTACTCGTTTTTCCTGTGTTTGTACCACAGCTTTCTATCAGGGTGTCCAATGTTAGACATCCTTAACGTGCCACCAGTAAAGTCCTTAGGGTATAGCCAATCTCTAAGGATTGATTCCATGTTGGAACCGAAGTCTTTAAAGATTTGTTCAGCAGGTACCCTAGCAGGGTGACTCTTTGTTTCAGCTAAGTCGTATATATCTTGAACTAAGTCATCTATATTACTCATCTTTTGCTCCCAGTTTTTGCTCGATTAGTTTCTCAATGAACCATCTTGCTTTTCTTAGGTCATCTATCTGACCATCTCCATCCTCACCATGTTTGTGATTATGTCTACATATATACTTCATAGCTGATGCAGTTAGGTAGTCCATCTTCTGGTCCAGTATGAAGTCTATTACTTCTATCTTGCCCTGTCTGTAGTGACTAGGGTTTACGTTGTCACATGTAAAGTTAGTGCGTTTCATAATTGTTTCCTTTTAAGTATGTTAAAACTTTCTCAATTGATTCTATTGTATCGCCTAAAATACCTATAGACCTGTTACATTTGTTACATAGTACACCTCTAAACTCCATAGTTTTATGGTCATGGTCATAACAAAGTTTATCTTTGCTACCACACACTTGGCACTTGTTACTACTAGCCATTCTTTCTTGGTATTTTTCCAGTGTTGTATTATATACTTTTGTTGCATAATACTTTTGTCTTTTAAGTAGAACAGCTTCCGGGTTTTTCTCTCTATATTTCTTGCTTCTTTTTTTCTCGCATTCACTACAGAAATTTTTTCTGTCGTGTGAATGATTGGTACACTTAACAAAGTTGTTTAGTTCTTGTTCTGTGTAAGCCTTAAGACCACATCCTGTACAAGTTCTTAATGCGTTTGTTCCCATGTGTCACCTATCTTGTATTCACCATCCAGTGGACAGTTAAGGTTAAAGGCTTTACCTGCTTCTTCTATAGCAAGAACAGCGAGCTCACCAAAAGCTTTGGAATCCATATCAAGAACTTCTGTCTGTATCTCATCATGTATGTTACCAACAATCTTATAGTTAAGCTCTCGCCATCTAGCATTCTTATCAAGAAGGACTAAAGCTTTCTTCATGACAATAGCACCTGCACCTTGAAGTAAAGTGTTGAGAGCAGAGTGCTCAGACCTTACTATGATACGCCTACCGTCTAAGCCTATGAGGTAGCCACGCTTAGATGCTGTCGCTACACGCTCACGTAAAGACTTGAGAGCAGGTGTGTTATCAAGGAACTTACGCTTCACTTCCTTACCATCAGCAGATGTACCACCTACAATGCTACCAATCTTCTCATCACCTGCACCATATAGGAAAGCATAGATGAAAGTCTTGGCTTGGTCACGAGTAGGTAAACCTGCAGACTTTTGGTTAGCAGTATGAATGTCACCATCTAATACCTCACGAGTATAGGAAGGGTCATTCATATAGTGGGCGAGCATACGTAACTCAAGACCACTGGCATCCATACCTACTAGGAAGTTACCATGTTCTACTGTCCATAGCTTACGACACTCACTGCCATAAGGTGAATAGGATGCAGGTACCTGTGCTAAGTTAGGTCTAGCATGTGTCATGCGACCAGTCACAGCACCGATAGGATTGACATAGCCACGTACTCTGCCATCAATCTCGATTGCATCTACCCAACTCTGCACCTGTGCTACACGTTTCTGTAACATAAGATACTCAGCTATCTGTTTAGCTTGTGGTAAGTCTACCTCATTAAGTACACGCTCATTAACAATGGTGTTACCTTTCTCTGTGAACTCAGTAGGTTTCCAACCAAAGTGTTGAAGGTACCTAGCTATCTGTTGACGAGAGCCAAGGTTAAACTCAGGGTATATATGATAACCCCATTTGTTTTCACTTGAAGTAATATCTTTGTAATGAGCACCCTTATCTAGCTGTGCTTGTGCACGCTTGGACGTACTACCATCCTTGTTGTACCACTTGTCACCGGGATGCTGTAAGTCTATCCACACAGGTAGTGGCTTGAATGTATTACGCACATCAACCTCTACATTATGTAGCTTCTCTCTCAGCTCACCGAGTAGTATGTTAGCTTCACGCTCATTAATAAACCAACCATTCTCTATCTGCTTGGTTATGATACGAGCCACATCATGCTCAAGCTTGATGCTCTCCTCTCTAAAACCTGACAGTTCCTTGGTCAATGTTTCGTATACCTTCTCAGTTAACTCAACGTCACGCTTACAATACTCAACCATATCCCAAGAGAACTCACCCCATTCAGAGTGGTCGCCCTTGCTAAAGCCAAGCCTGTTACCCCATGACTCTAATGAATGACCTGCTTCCCTGTTAGGGTTGGCAAGTCTGGACATGACTAGCGTATCTTGAACAGCTTTTTGCCAGTTGAATCCCGTAATTTTTTCCAAGACGGGTAAATCATATCCAATAATATTATGCCCACAAATGTGGCTAATGTCATTATCACGTACCCAATCAGGAAAGCTAAAAATATCTTTGCCAATAAAGACATTAACAGTTCCATACTCTACCTCCTTTGCAACTATACACCATATAGTGTCAGGTCTAAGACCATTAGCTTCTATGTCTAGTATAATTTGTTTCATGATTAAAATTCTCCCACTGAATCTGTTTCCTTCATTCTACCAGTTTCTTTGTCATAGTGTAGAGAACATGCAGGACCAGTGAGTCCACTGAATCTATTCTTTAAGACTCTAAGTATCGTAGTGTTACGAACCACAGGGTCATCAGCTTGTTGGTTTCTTTCTAAGCCAATCACCATGTCGGATAGCTGTGCAATACTAGCTGAACCACGAAGCTCTGACAGGCTTATCTGTCCACCTTCTTCATGACCCTTACCCATTGGTCTACGCAAGTGAGAAACAAGGAACAAGCCTATGCCTGTTTCCTGTACGAGCTGTCGTAGCTTGGTCATGATACTATCAATAGCTTTACGCTCATCCATAACCTCTTGGTCACTGACTACGATAGACAGGTGGTCCAATACAATCCACTTACAGTCCAAACCTTTGGCTAGGTAGCGTACCTTGGAGAGTAAGTTATCCTCACTGGTACTACCGAAATGGTCATACATAAACACACGACCTTTGCCCATGGTCTTATCCCAGTAACCTTTGAGCTCACTGTCATCTACATCTTGCATGTTGAGGTGCAATGGTTTGTTAGCTTCAATGGACATAACACCTAGCGTAGTATTCTTTACGCTCTCTTCCAAAGCTAAGATACCTATGTTCTCATCAGTTGCGTTGAGTAAGTAATGCTCTAGCTCTCTGACCATCTGAGATTTACCCATGCCTGAGCCACTTGTGATAGTGACTAGCTCACCCTTACGGAAGCCATAGGTTAAATCATTGACGCCAACCCAAGGATAAGGAACGGACTCGACACGTATCTCCTCTGTCAGTATGTTCCATGTGTCCTCACTAGCTACAATACCATCAGGTCTGTAAGGTTTAGCATCCCACCATGCCCTAGTGAAGTCAGCTATCTTACCTTGTACTAGCATCTCGTTTGCATCCTTGAGAGGTAGGTTACACACCTTAACTTTGTTAGGTGAGAACAAATCTACCACACTCTTGGTTGCTTCCTTGCCTGCCTTGTCTGTGTCAAAGCACAACACTACCCAGTCAAAAGACTCTAGGTACTCAAGGCTACGCTTGATGTCATTCTTCGCACCTTTAGAGCCAGTGCGTAGACTGACTGATGCGTATTTGTTACCGAACATTTGGTGAACACTCATTGCATCAAGCTCGCCCTCGCAGACTGTGATGTACTTACCACCACCCTTGAATAAGTTCTGTCCAAACAATCCTACTTCCTTACTGTTACCATCATATAGAAAGTCTTTGGTATCAACAGTACGTATCTTGTTACCTAGATGCTCACCATTGTCAGCATCATGGTAAGGATAGCAGTGCTTCTTGATTAAACCATCCTCTCCATACTGTAAGGTAACGCCATACTTCTTCACGACATCTGCATTGATACCTCTGTCTACAATGGCACCACTGTTACCTGTAAATAATTGCATACTCTTATCCTCTATAATTGGTTCAGCTTTACTCTGACCATTCGGTCCTTCCCAGTGTCCACAACCAAAACAATATCCTTGACCAGTAGAGTACCTTGCTAGGTTATCTTTACTGCCACATGATGGACATGGTTCGTGTTGAACAAAGGTGCCTTGTTGCTGTTCCATAATTCATCCCAGTTAAATTAAAATTGGCTACCCCATTACAGAGTAGCCATGACATAACATGTTATGCCTATTAGAATGGAACATCTTCCTTAGTTACTGCATCAAACTCATCAAGTGCATTGCCACCACCTGTGTATTCCACAAGGTTGACCACCTGTACAGCATCTAAAGATTTACCTAGACCGAACTGCTCAGTTGCTTGGTGTTCGTATGTTGAGTACGCCACCTTAACTTGTGAGCCATTGCCAATCTTAATTGCACTATCCCAACCATGCTTGTTCTCATCTACTACCGTAGGTGCAGGCATGTGGTTGCCCTTAGCTGTGATAGGCTTACGTTTAAACACAAACACATTAGCATCTTTTTGTTTTGGTTTGATACCAGATGCTATTAGTCTATCCCTTTCTTCATCAGTTACCTTCAAGTCTATTGAATAAACTCCGGGTGTTGGTGTGTATTTATCTACCTTAGGCTCAAAGAGAGCGGGGTATAGTGCTTCACCGATTGCTACTGCCATAATTATATCCTCATTGGTGTCAGTTTAAAGTATTAACAGCCACGACACCATAATGGCTATTAATATATCTTTTATTTATCCTTTACTTAACCTTTTATTATCCTTTAATATCTATATATCTATAATAATATTATAACACATAATTAATAATTTGTAAACAAAGTATTAAGATATTTTCTATCGTCATCACTATCCAAATCAAAACTTGCATAGCTCTTACGAATACAGTTATTACACATATCTAAATACTCACCTGTTTCATTGTCTTTATATACTGACTCGTTATCGTTCAGTTGTTTGTTACAAGCTTTGCATCTCATCTAGCTTCTCCTTTAGTTCATTAATCTGCTCTTGCATATCCACTATTATACTGATATATGTATAAGGTTCAAGTCCATATTTATAGTTATCTAAACTAAGCCTGTCATTCTCATCAAACAAATCAGACCCGTGCCAATCTAAAACATTAAAATGTTTATCAACTTGCTCATCAAAGTTTCTTACATCATCAGTGTATATTGTTAAGTTCATTCCATTACCCTCGCATCAAAATGTATTAACCCATTGCTATCCATGTCTAGCTTTTTATTAGCCACTAGGATAGCTTCCTGTTGGCTCTCAGCCACTATGTTAAATGAAGCTATGGTACCTGTCCATTTAACATCTACTTTATAATTGTATAATTGTGGCTCATCTACCTCACCACCTTCCCAATCATACTCATCTTTGTTAGCATAAGTTCTTTCTACTCCATTTATATCAGCCATTTAGTACCTCCTTTATTTTATTAAAAGCATCTTCATAATCATCTGTTTCATTATACTTCCATTCTCTTAGGTTATCAATTATTGCATTAGCTTTGTCAATTCTTTTCTTCAAATCTCTATTGATTATTAATGCTTGGTTATAAGCGTTCATATTATTATTAGGGTTAGCCATTAGTCTACCTCACTTATAAAATCACTTGGTCGCATACCTGTTTCTCTATACGCATCCCATAAGTCATCAACTTCCATGTGGACTTTTTCCATGTCTATCTCTTCCATGTCATTGTCCTGTTCCTGTTCCCAGTCAAAACTTTCCTTCATAAAACTAAAGCTATTTGCTTTCATTACTATCCTCCTCTGTTATAAGTTCGTCCATGTACCAATGTCTTTTTATAGTTACATTATAACCACCTTCTTGTTCCTTTGCAAGTTTAAACTTTTCTGCTTCATCTAAGCTAGTGGTTTCCAGTTGCTTCTGTCCTTCTACCATTACGGTATAGTTATACTTTGGCATTAGCCTCCTCCATGTTTTTTAATTTTCTAGCATATTTTAAATCCCAACTATAACCGGCTAGTTCTGTAATGCCTTCTTTAATTTCATCAACTATTATATTCATTGTTTGAATATCTCCATAGTCCACCAATGACCACAACTGTGCATGGTCTACCCAAACTTTAATAAACTCCTCTCTAGTAACTTCTTTCTCACCATTACCAGTCATTCGTTCAACTGTTATAGTTCTTTCGTCTACCTCTAATGTTTCTGTGGGGTTTCTTACTTCATGTAAATAATTTCTAGTCATTACTATCCCCTATACAATTTTAAATTTCTTCTATTAAAGTTTAAACCTAGACCTTGATTATCAACATAGATATTAAACTTCTTTATCACATCTCTTCTATAAGTTTTTAATCTAAACTTAAAACCTACAATATTAAAATGATAAAACTTTTTCTTAGGTGTTGCACTATCTCTATATAACTTTTTCATATGTCCTCCTTGGACGTTTATTATTATTAACGCATAACATGTTATGCCTACCTTATTACGCACTCCACATGGAATGCACTTACTTCTTCACCAGTTGGTAATGATTTATTCATGCCACCTTTATCAGCTACATAATCACACCAACTGTTCCACCAGTATACACTACCCTGTTTCTGTGTCAAGTGTACATAGGCTTTTATCTTTTTCATTTTGGTTTTCTCAGTCAATGAATTAGGAATCGTTACATCTTTTAATTCCATTCCTAGCCTATTTAAGTTATGACTGTCAATACATGACACGTTAAAACCTAACATTTGACATACAAATGCAGATTTAACAGCTCCCAATCCTGGGATTTCCATGAATAATCTTACAGCTTTACTGACTGTATCAATATTATTTAAAGACTCTTTCCTTAATTCTTGAGCTTTCCAAAATAATCTTGTCTGGTTTTCAATTGCATATTCCAAACCTTTTCTTTTACTCCCAAACAAATATTTACTATCAGTTCCATGCTTATCAATATCATTTAATTGATTTTTACAACTACTCAAAGGCTGTTGGATTGTAGTAAATACAAATTTAATTACATCCAATAAACCTTTAGGAGTTTTTAAAGCATGCTCTGATATAGACATACAATCTACATCATACATTTTCCACCTCTCATATTTAATTAATGTTACGCATAACATGTTATGCCATTCCAATCTGGTATTCCTTGATTGATGTAAACATTATCTCATAGTAATGCTCTAATGTCAAACTCAAGGTATCTAGATTGGATTATTATTGTTTAGGCTTGCTTTGGTATGGCTTACTATAAAAAGTCCTCTAATATCGAAGATATGGAGCTCATTCTCAGGATAACAGACACAAAAAAACCGGCATAGAGCCGGCTTTCTTGATTAGTGGTTAGATTAGGCAGCGATTATTTTCTTGACCTTCTCTGCTACTCTAGCCTTGACTGCACCCCTGAGAGCGTCCACTTCGTCCAGTGTGAAATACTTCTCTACAAATTCCCACGCTTGCTCATGTGTGATTGATTTAGTGTTAGGTTCTACACTATCCTCCGGCTTAGGTGCCTTCTCTGCTACTTCTTGCTTATCTTTAGCAGGCTTAGTGCTGTCCTTCTTAGGTGCAATGATGACATCATCATCCTTACCCAATCCTTGCAGGCTTAATCCAGTCTTTTGTTTGCCACTGGCTCTGGAAACCTGTGTTTTAATCTTAGCTGTAGACTCCTTGTTAACCTTCATGAGCTCCACTATCTCTATAATCTCCTTGTGTCCTGCCTTGCCTTGCTCCATGTAGGCGTCAATTTCAGCCTGTTGGTTAACGTCTAACTGGTTAGCCTTGACGTATGAGCGATATAGAGAAGCTTGTTTTTTGTTTAAGTCATTGATTGTATTCATATTATTTCCTTTATGTTAGTTAAATGTTAATGAGAATCATTCTCGTTTAGGACCAGTTACTGCGTCCATGTGTATAAATATACTCTTCTCAGTTTGAGAGTCAACCCTTTGAGCAAAATAAATATCATGCATAACATGTTATGCCACTAAAAACCACAATCACTCGCACATTTATCTCACATTTTCCACCCTTAGCCACCCATTGCCATGAATTGCCAGTCATTGCCACTTTTTGCCACGTAGAGCCAATGGGGACCCACCTATGGAAAAACGCGCGCACTCCGGTGTAGCTCATTAGCACATGAGATGGGATTTGGACCTACAATGTAATTACAATTTTACTAATCCGAAGGTACAATTTGTGGCTATTTATAGAAAGTTCTTGCAATGTGCAGCAAAGCGTGGTATAATAGGGGTATAGAACCTCCCTTTTTAACACAGGACAAAGGTATGCCAAAGGAAACAAAAAAGAAGAAAGCAGGTAATCCCAATTTATACAAGGGCATGCCATCATTGAATCCAGCAGGCAGACCCGTAGGTTCAGTAAACAAATATACAGCTTTAAGCAGAGAAGTATTATCAGCAAGAGGTCCAGAGATTGTGGACAAGGTTATTGAGTTAGCCTTAAAAGGTGATAGACATTGTTTAAAGATGTGCATGGATAGAATTGTCCCAGCACATAAAGCTGTTGAAATAAAACATGAACACCAGGATTTAGGAATAAACATTATTGTTGAATCCGTAAAGGCTATAGAAAAGCAAGAAGCAGAGGAACAAGCTACCTTTGAAGGTGAAGTAATAGAAGCTATAGACGATTAATGGCTGATATTAAAGTTTCTCTCCACGATGCTCAGATGGAGATATTTAAATCTCCTGCTCGTTTTAAAGTTGTTTCAGCAGGTAGAAGATTTGGTAAGTCAAGGTTAGCTGCTTGGGTTTTATTAATCAAAGCACTACAAAGCAAAAGCAAAGACGTATTTTACGTTGGTCCCACATTCCAACAATCAAAAGATATTATGTGGGGTATGCTAAAGGAGTTAGGGCAGGATGTTATAAAAGCTGCTCACGAAAACACAGCAGTGTTAACTTTAGTCAACGACAGAAAGATATACCTTAAAGGCTCAGATAGACCAGATACTTTGAGGGGCGTGGGATTAGAGTACGTGGTGCTCGATGAATATGCCAGTATGAAGCCTGAAGTGTGGGAAATGATTTTAAGACCTACTCTTGCAGATGTTAAAGGTGGTGCTATGTTTATTGGTACCCCTGCAGGAAAGAATCATTTTTATAAACTATACATAGAAGCACAACAAGATGATGATTGGCAAGCATTTCAATTTAATTCTACGGACAATCCATTACTGGACCCCAAAGAAATCGCTGCTGCAAAGAGTACAATGTCTACTCAAGCATTCAGGCAAGAATTTGAAGCCACCTTTGAATCCTTTACAGGAGGAATATTTAAGGAAGAGTGGATTAAGTATGTCGATAATGAAACAGACTTTGCGGAAGGTACAATAGGTCATTACGTAGTAGCAGTAGACCCAGCAGGGTTTGAACAGTCTAGTAAAGACAGAGGATTAAAGTCAAGTAAGTTAGACGAAACAGCAATATCAGTAGTTAAGATTGTTAATGACGAATGGTTAGTAAAGGATATATATCATGGTAGATGGGGTATTAAAGAAACTGCTTTTAAAATACTACAGGCTGCAATTGAAAGTCAAGCAACTACTGTCGGAATTGAAGCCGGAGCGTTAAAGAACGCAATCATGCCTTATCTTGAAGATGAGATGAGGACACACGGTAGATGGGTCAACATAACAGATGTTACTCATGGTGGTAAAAGAAAGATAGATAGAATTACATGGTCGCTGCAAGGACGACTAGAGCATGGCAAGATAAAATTTAGAAAGGCAAGTTGGAATGACCACTTTATTTCCCAGATGATGGACTTTCCTTCCCCTCTTAGCCATGATGACTTACTGGATAGCCTTGCATATATAGACCAAGTCAGTGTAGCAGACTACGCAGGCAGTATAGAACTAGACGAATGGGAACCAATGGACGCAATAGCAGGATATTAATTTATGGATGAGAAAGATTACCTAGATAGTCCACACAGTCAGTTAAGAGAATGGGTGTTAGACAGAGTAGACCAGTGGGAGGACCACAGGAATACTAACTATATGTCTAAGTGGGACGAATATTACAGATTATGGCGTGGTATTTGGGCAAATGATGACAGAACAAGGCAGTCAGAGAAGAGTAAATTAATTTCTCCAGCCACATCACAGGCAATTGAAGCCACAGTAGCAGAATTAGAGGAAGCAATCTTTGGAGGAAACCGTTGGTTTGACCTAGAAGATGACATTCTTGACCAAAACAAACAAGACGCAGAGTATATACGTAACTTACTCCATGAAGATTTAACAAAAGATGGAGTTAAGGACGCTATTGCAGAGTGTTTACTTAACGGTGCTATATTTGGTACAGGTATTGGTAAGGTATTAGTGCAGGATAAAATGGAAATGGTAGCAACTGAGGTACCTATTCCCGGTACTATGACTACTATGACGGAAACAGAAGAAGTTCCGTACACATGTGTTAAGTTAGAATCAGTATCACCAAAAGAATTTGTTATTGACCCTACAGCTGCTACAATAGATGAAGCACTAGGTGTCGCCCACATAGTAATTAAACCAAGATATATGATTACTAAGGGTATGAAAGATGGTATATACAATGATATGCCATTAGGTAGCTATGACAAAGCAGACTTTGGTTTTGATGAAGAGTTTAGTGACTCTAATGAAGATGATAAAGTAAAGATTGTAGAATATTGGGGATTAGTTCCTAAAAGATTTCTTAGTGGTAACTCAAGTAGTGTAGACCAGTTTGA